ATGAGTATCAAACTCCGTCAATGGAGAGATTATGGTACGAAGAAGCTCGTGATCGAAGAAAATAAGGACGGTACTGCTAGTGCATCTGTTAAGACAGAACGTCCGACCGATAAAGTACCAGCTAAAGAAGTTAAATCTCCTAACGGGTTTAATAAGGCGACTCTACAAAGAGTCGTTAAACAACAATTCGGCGATACTAATAATTTATTTAAAATCGCCGCGTTAAATAAAATTGGAGTACCTTGTTATTTAGGTGCTACTCAAGCTCTTAGTATGTATAACGAAGGAAAGGGGACTGACGCATGGAAGAATTTAATTCTCAAAAAATAAATCATGCTCCTCTTCGTGTACGGTACGAGTTAACAGTAATGCATAACCAAAAGGATGTGTACTTACTGGATCCAGAAGACGGGGTTACGTTAGATCGTAGCCCTGATCTGGCTCCGGCTAAATTAAGCTTTAAAGTCTTTAAAGATAAAGTGCTGAATATCGAAGAAGGCGACCTCGTTAACCTTAAAGTGAATAACGAACTCGTATTTGTCGGTTATATCTTCGAAAAGAAACGTTCTAAAGATAACTTCATCGAAGTAACGGCATACGATCAATGTCGTTATCTTAAATCTGAAGGTTATTACGTATTCGACGGTACGAAAACAGCCTCTGAGTTAATTAAAGCCTTAGCCGAAGACCTAGCTATTAAATTAGGCGATATTAGTAAGACCGTACATAAGATTAAATACATCTACGACGGTAAAACGTATCAAGATATTATTCTCGATATGCTTAAACAGACTAGTATTTACTCGCCTAAGATACCGGTTATGAAGCCTTTAAAGAAATCGACCGATAGTAACTTTACGGCGCCTAACGGTACATACTATGAGCAAAACGATATTAAATATCTTACCGATCACGGTTATAAACAAGAAGATGCCTTAGCTGAGTTAGCTAAATCTCCTAAGTATAAAGTTAAAACATGGGATGCAACTCAAAACGCTAAGATGGCTCCTCCTAAACGAGATTCAGATTCTGATAAATTGGCTCCTAACGGTACGTATTATGAGAAGAATGATATTAAGTATTTAACCGATCATGGTTATACCGAAGAGGCGGCAATAGCAGAATTATCTAAATCCGATAAGTATAAGGCCAAAGAATCCGAGATGAAAGAACGTAAGCCTGTATTTGTAGCTTACGACGATAAAGGTTTACTTACCGTTAAAGAACTTAATGATATGGTAACCGATATCTTAATCGATTCTAGTCAAATCGGTGATTATGAATATACTTCATCTATCGAAAATACTTTTACTCAAGTCTTAGTCGTACGTGAAGCTAAAGCTACCGAGAACGGTAAGGAGACTAAGAAATTCTGGCGTACTGGTGCAGCTTATGCTAAAAACGAGACTCAGAAATGGGGCGTACTTCAAAAGGTATTTAAACCCGACGACAAGAAGACTAACGCTATCGAGTATGCTAAGAACTTACTCGATACTTTAGCACGTAAAACTCATACGTTACGCTTAAAAGATTGCTTAGGCCATACTGAAATACGACCTGGTTCCGGTATCTGGTTAAACTTTAATATCGGTGATCAGATCATTAATGAATTAGTATATGTACAAGCTGTCGCACATAAGTTTAATAACAATAAGCATTTAATGGATATGGATATTATTTACTTCGATAAACAACAACCCGAAATCACAGTCGAAGATAGGGGCGACGAAGAAATCAGAAAGAGAATTCAAGCTATGAATAAGAAATCTGGTGGTACTTCTAAAGGTACGGGTAAAGCTGGTAACGCTACGAATGCTGGTGTACAAGCTGGCTTCGATTCCATCACGGGTACTACTTCTGCTTATGGCGATGTAGGATGTGTCGACCGAGCAACAGCGGGTGGTTCTTACTATAATAGCGATTTAGCCGATGCGTATAATGCCGGTATTAAAGATGTACCGGGTTTAAAAACGTTTATGAATGGTCGTGGTTATGCAATCGAATCTTATACTGGTGCTGCTAACCCTGGCGATATCCTTATCTATGATGGCGATGAACATGTCGTTATAGCCGATGGTGCTGGTGGCTGTGTCGGTAACAGTACTAAGGCTGGTTCAGTTATTCATTACTCCGATGTTAACTATGCTTACCATAACGGTGTAGCTCCGACTCATATTATTAGAACAGGTGTTAAATAATGGATAATGATTTTAATAAGATATTAAGCGTCATTAAGTCGGCGGCCGTTACAGCTGTCGAGAACACGAAACCGGCTACGATGTTAATCGGTGTAGTCGTTTCTGAAGCTCCACTCGAAATAGCACTCGATTCTACCTTAATTATCCCGGAAGACCATATCATGCTTACTAAAAATACGTGTGAATGGACGATGGAAATGAGTGTCGACCATATCACCGAGAATAGAAGTGGTGGCGGTGGTTACGCTGAATTTGCTAGCCATAATCATGAGTATAAAGGCCGTAAGAAGTACCTAGTACACAACGGTCTTAAGGTCGGCGATAAGGTATGGCTCTTCCAAGAAACTGGTGGTCAGCGCTATATAGCGATTGATCGTGTATATAATCCGAATACGGGGTGTACGACTAAATAATGGCACTAACTCCTATGTCTAGTTATAACCAACTTGATAGCAGTTTGGTTACGAAGAAACAGACTTCTAATACCTTCAGAGTGCGTTACGAAGACGACTATAAAATCATCGGTATGTGTGACGACTATGAAGCAATAAAACAGGCTATCTTTAAAATAATTAATACAGAACGCTACAAATATTTAATATACGACTGGGATTATGGCATCGAATTAAATGATTTAATCGGTGAAGCTATCCCTTATGTATATGCCGAAATTCAAAGACGTATCACGGAAGCATTATTAGCTGACGACAGAATCGATAAAGTATACGACTTTAATTTCTCGAATAATGGTGGCGACGTATTATGTGTATTCTCGTGTGATACTGTGTATGGCACGATTAATGATATATATAAAGAGGTAACAGACTATGTACGAAAATAAAACTTATGAAAATATATTAGCTGATGCCTTATTCCGTACTGAAACTAAATACGATAAACGACAAGGATCCATGATATATGACTCATTGGCTCCTTTTTCTTTTGAACTCGCCGAAGCCTATATTATGGCTCAAGTTATTTTAAGACAGACGTATGCTAAAACAGCTGACCGAGCTTTCTTAGAATTAAGAGCACTTGAATTTAATATTATTCCTCGTGAAGCTACAGCAGCCGAAGTAAAAGGTGTATTCGATCGAGCAGTCGATATCGGTACTCGGTTTAACTTCGAAGATCTTAACTTCCGTGTAACCGACGTAATCGATTTATCTAAAAACGAATTTAAGCTAGTATGTGAAACTCCTGGTGCTAAAGGTAACTATTGTATAGGACGTATCACTCCGATTAATACGATCCCGGGGTTGCAAAATGCCGAGATTAAAGAAGTACTGGTACCCGGCCAAGATGAAGAAGAAACGGAAGCTTTTCGTGAAAGATATATCCGAGCATTAAAATCTAAAGCTTATGGCGGTAATGGTGCTGACTACAAAGAAAAGGTACTTAGCGTTAACGGTACTGGTGGTTCTAAGATATACCGATGCTGGAATGGTGGTGGCACAGTTAAGGTCGTTATCATCAATAACGAATTTAATAAGCCGTCTCAAGAGCTGGTTAAAGAAGTACAGAATGTCTTCGATCCGACTCCTAATCAAGGTAAAGGCTACGGTTTAGCTCCGATCGGTCATACCGTTACTGTCGAAGCAGCCGAAGAAGTCGTTATTAACTACGAAATCCCGGTCGTTATGGCAGCCGGTCATGAACCTTCCGAGATTCAGACAGAACTTACTAAGAAAATCGAAGAACGTTTGAAAGTCCGACGTAAAGAGTGGACGACCCAAGACGAGACTCAATTCTTAACAGTTAGAACTTCTATCGTTACTTCATTAGCTGTCGATTTAGATAAAGTAATCGATGTCGGCGATATTAAAATTAACGGTCAAAAGGTTAAGCGCCTCGATTTACGCCCTAACCAAATTCCGAAACTCGGTACTGTTACATTAATTAAAGGTTAATTATTATGGCAATATTTGATAATTATACTCGTATCATCGATTTATCCGAATTTGCTGTACCGGTATCTGGTGAGACTGCTGAAATGCAAGAGATATATCGTGTCGAAAGCATCGAAATGCAAGCTTTATGGAATACGATGGTCGAGATATTCAGAGAACAGTTTATTATGACGGCCGAATCTCATGGCTTAACGCAATGGGAAACCATCTTAGATATTGTTCCGGCTGTGGACGATACGATCGACGATAGAAGAT